TATTAGCTCTAACGGTGTTAGCACGTTTTGTGCCATGTCTAGCTTGATAAGTTCAAGCACTGTTTGAGATTCTAGTGCCACAGGTAACACAGCACCGACAAAGCGTAGTGGCGCGATATCGGTATCACCAAACATATCACCGATGCTTTTGACTTTATTGATGACTCTGCGCCAGTTTGCCATTGGGTCGGCATCCAGCGGTATATCGTGCATGAGTCCAATCGTATCATTGACAATGCCATTTAGCCAATCAGGCGGGTTAAATAAATCATTGACCTGTTGACCATTAACTTGCATTATCTCTCTGGCACGTTTGATTTCTGCACGAATTCTCTCAGGTATAGTTCGCTTTATTTCAACGGCTTCAGACGTGCTCATTTGTTCAAGCTGCTCTTGATAAACTTCAAGCGTCTCCGCTGGTTTATCAAGTATGACAGCCGTTGGTTGTTCTTCTACCGCTGGGATAGGCGTAGGGATAAACAGCTCTTTGTTGTCACTTGCTGATACTGCAATCACAAAATTAATGTCAATCATGCAGCTATCAACAACATCAGCGTCATGCTTGACACTGTAGTCTAGCACTTGGACATCAAGCGACCCGTAAAGTGGGTGTACCAGTTCGCCTTTACCTTGCATATCCAAGGCGATAATTAGATTATCTCGGTAAATCTCATAATCTACGCCTTCCAGAAACGCAGTTATCGAATAACGACGTGCGTCATTACCCATATCAGTGACAAAGGCACTGTCACTATAAGGTGACTGCATAATAGCTACAGACTTTGAGCGTGTTTCATTCATCGCCGTGCATTCAAACGGTATTTGTCTGAATGTTGCTTCAAAGAGTGTGTCTTTCCACGCCATGCTTATCTCAATAAAAAACCTGCCAATGTTGCTAGATTGACAGGTTTTGAGTTTGATAGTTAGGTGGCAAGTTTCCGATATTAATGCCGATAAGGGATAAACACACCTGTACCACGTTTTGGATTGTTTTGTGGATTAGCATTGGTGATAGTGTTAAATGCGGTGGGAATGTTCCTAAGTGGATTGCTAATCTGCTGGATAACAGGTGATGACATAGTGACATTCAGGTCAATCGCACGAATCGCATTTGTCTGTTGTTGAATTGCGGTGCGAGTTTGGCGTTGCTCTTGAATCATTTGGTCGTATTTCTGGCTATTTTGTTGAGTCTCATTAATCAAGCTATTAAAATGTTGGTCGAGTGCTTCTTTACTACTTTGCACGCCCATATTAGCTAAAATTGTATGTATCGTGCCACCAATTCGGTCGGATAAAGTAGCATTGTTCTCAACCAATGTTTTGTTGATGATAGTACCAATACCATAGCCAACTGCACCAGCACCTGCTACCATACCAGCAGAACCAGCCACGCCGCCAATTGCCGCTCGACCTGCCGTCATCAATCCACCTGCACGACTTGCCACCGTACCAGCGATACCGCCAGCTGCTGCGCCACCGCCAAGCTTACCAAGCAAACTACCTGCCATTGATGCAGCTGCTACTGCGCCCAATGCAACACTGGCACTATAGGCGGCAGTTGCAAGCCCTTCATGCTGTTGCATAAATCCAGCAAGTTGACTATTAAATGTCGTCAATGCCCCATTCACATTGAGATAGGCTTGATAGTTAATATTCATTTGCTCATTTTGACGAGTTTGATAATTTGCCCATTCATCGCCAGAGAATAATTTTGCTAGACCATCAACTGTACCATCAGCACCATTTAAGCCATTTAAAATGCGTTCCTTATCACTGCTGCCGTTACGATAAGCCAATGCGGCTTGCAAAGCTTGGCGATCAACTAAGATATTACCGACTTTGGTACCCTGTAACATATCCGCCATTGCAGCAAATTTCATGGCAGCATCTTGAGGTGTTTTGGCAGATTGGGCATCGGATTTGAGTTTTTGGTACTTGCCATTATTTGCCATTTCACGATCAAGGAGCTTCATAAAGGCATCAAGTTTGTTCACGCCTTTGGCGCGTTCACTAAGGGCATAAGTCTCCCAGTCAAATACTTCGCTCTTTTTCTTGCCTTTACCTTTGAGCCTTGTTGCATCACCTTGTCGAATATCAATATTATCACCGATGGCATCAGCAAACTCTTTGGTACTAAGCTTTGCGAGTAAATTGACCACATTGTTCCCAGCCTCATCAGCCGTACCAGCCCCACGCCTTGCCAACTGATTCATGAGGACGATTTGTTTGAGACCCTCTTCCCCCGCATAACCTGCATTTTTAGCAAGTGGCAACTGGCGACTCAGCCATTGTGCCATATCTTGATATTCAAACCCACCAAGCTCGCCGCCACGCACAGCCATGTCTTGCCCACGTTTGATATCTTTAATACCAAACATTTGCAGTTGCATGGCGACATTGGCAGCGTCAGCAGCATTGGCGCCACTAGCAAAGGCGACCTTCGATGTGTTGGGCAAAATTTGTGCAAGAGTGCGAGTATCGTACTGTCCACTGGCTAAAAGTGTATTTGCTGCCTCAAGTACTTGCTCTCGTGTCGCACCACCATCTCTTGATGCCTGCATGACAATACGGTCAATCTGTGCTTTATTAGCAAGACGTTGTTGTATTGATAACCCTTGCCCAGCAGTTGCGGTAGCATTGGCACGAGCAATTTGCTCATCATAACTGCGAGCTGGCTTAATTGCCGTATTAGCCACAGCCGCACCAGCAGCAACACCCCCGACAATAGCAGTGCCAGTATTTAAACCATTTCTCGCCATTTGCCCCATTCTTTGGAGCAAGCCAATTGATTGATTTAAGTTTTGATTGAGCCTTCCTGCATCGCCAACCGTTCTACGCAGATTGATATTATTAATCGCCTCTTGCATCCGTCTGGCATTAGCCGCATTTTGACGTAATAGATGTACCATTAACTCATTTTGTCGCCTTTGAGCCTGTAGGCTTTGAGTCGTTTGCTGTGTTAGACGGTTGATTTGCTCTTGACTGTTGCGTGCCGTATTGAGTCCACGGGCATACTGACCTTGCGTGGTACTCACTTGTCGCCAACCTTGATTGATTTGCTGTACACCACGGGTTTGTTGCTGTGTCAGCTGTTGTAGTTCACGCCCTGCATTGCCAGTGAGACGGATATTGAGATTGACAGTGTTATTATTGCTCATCTTTCACCTGCTTAGACTTGCGACGGGTAGCGATTTGTTTGGTTGTCCCCGTTTCCGATGTTGCTACATCGACTTGAGGCATGGTGGCATTATTTTGGTTGGAATTAGCGTTAGATTTCTGTCTTTCTGTTGCCACAGTCACAAATTCTAACGCTAATGGGATAGGCATATTCCATGCGTCAGTGTAGGGGACACCGAGACGCATGAGTGCCAAGACTAGACCGACTCGCTCGCTTGTGCCATCTCTTTTTTTTCGAGATCAAAACGTACATTAGCCAGATGGTCGCCATCGAGCTTACTTGCTCCTGCCAACTCATCATAGGTAGGATTGCGACCTAAGTCATCAATGGTGGTCATTTGGGCAAGCTCTAAAAGCCCAATGTATTCGTCTTCTTTGGCGTTGGATAATGCCTTGTAGCTATCAGCCACCGTCAAGGTAGTGACAGTAACATTTTTATGACGTTTGCCATCAATCTCAATGCCGATAGGTAGGGTGGTTTGTTGTGATAATGCCATTATTATTCCTCAATCTTATTCAATGCAAACATTTCAAGGCTACGGGTTGCCTCACCATCGACTTTATAGCTCTCTGACACATCAGTGACGCTACAGTCAATATAGGTAGTACGCTTGCCACCATCAATACTCTCTACCACAACACGCGCATCTTCGACGCTTTCCCAGTCAAAATCGTCCATTTCGTCCACAAAGACCTCCAGTGACAAGCCAATAGACTTGATAGTTTTGGTTTTTTTGCGGACACGTCCTTCTTTATTCATTGATGGCACAGGTTTGCGACCTGCCATGATTTTTGGGCTAACACTATTGCAGTCAAACTCACGCCCATTGACGTACAGTACAATAGCGCCTACCAGTTGATTATCGCTCATGATTTTTCCTTAGTTTATGGGTTAGTAAACATCAAGTGTCGCAGTGACAATATGCATACCGCGTACCCAGTCAGCGGGTATACGAGCGTTGGCACGCGTCTTGTCATTGGGGTCTTGCACCACAGTCAACTCTTTTTGTCGATTTGTGACATTTTGCAAAATTTCAGCAGTTTCAAGCTTGATACATCGTGACAACATCAGACTGCGTAAATCTTTACGAGTTGCCTCGGTGTTTTTACGCCGCGGGTTTGCCATGACAGCTGTGCGAATATCTTGACGGACATAACGTAGGACTAATGCCCCATTGATATCTAACAGTAAGTCATCAGGTGAGCCGTTGGTATCCACTTGGTAGGTGCTAATCAGGCGTACAATCGCAGGGTCATCTTGTGCGTCCAAGCCAATTACTGCCACGCCCTTGTTGAGCGCTTGCTCAATGCGTGTGCGAGTCAAACGCTTATCGGCTGTGACCACAGGCAGATTTGGCAATTTGATGCCATTAAATGGCACGGCAGGGTCTAGCTCTGCTGAGATAGCAGCGGCGACACCAGCGGCAATCTCTGGCTCAAAGCCTGTCGCACCGTGATAGCAGACAGTTACCACACGATATGAGGCTTTAACTTTGGCAAATTGTGCAAACGTCGTCGCTTGGTCGATGTCGCTAAATGGTACGATTAAAATAGCATCGTGCTGTTCAGTCGCCGAGCTGACAAAGTCAAGATGCTCAACCCATGCGTTAGCAGTCGCTTCATCGGTGATGGGGTAGGACAGCGCGATGATACTGTGTCCAAGTGGGGCTAGGGCTGTTGCGATAATTGGGGTCATTTTGGCTCCTGTTAGTTGGGTATGGGTTTGTATTTGCAGGGTATTTGTTTAATCTGTAACCTAGCCAAAATTGCTTGATGGATAAAGTCGCCATCATCATTACGTCCTTTGTCTTTGTAAACTATTTTGCCGTAATCTGACTTATGACAACCAATACGTCCACTTCGACCATCTGGTAACCACTCTGATTGCTTGGTTATCAACAATGTATTAGCGGGCAATGTCAGCAAAGTTTGGTGTAACTCATCATCAATAAAGTTATCAGCGTCTAAGTTAAATAGCACATCACCCGTGGCTTGTTTATGGGCAATATCTTTGACATAACCACATGACCATGCACTATCATCTGCAAATATTTTATTTTCATTACATTGAATCACCCGTATGCGACCATCACCAAGATAGTCTGCATAGGTGTTTTGAATAAAAGGCAGTACGCCGTTGTCGTTGTAAGCGACAATCACCATTTCAATGTCGTTTTTAACAAGATATTTAACATTGTGAGGCAATGTTTGCACTAGCTGCCAAGCTCTTTGATGGCAAGTAGTGCAGTAGCTAATTTTCATGTTGATAGTAGCTTAAATTGGATTGTGTGATTGATGTCATCAACAATGCCATCGCCTTCTAGTATTTCACCGTTATACTGCCATTCGTCTTCGGTAAATTTCAGTAAAACATCATAGGTAACACCTGGTTCGCTCGGCTCAAAATAAACCGAACCATTTGACGTTGAATAGTAGGTTACGCCATTATTTGTGCTGTAACCGTCACCCAAGGTAAACTGCTCACCATTAATGATTGCAATACCGTTAAATCCTAAGGGGTTCCAGCTATCATCTAATTTGCGATTGCGTATTACCACATACGGGTTTGATGGTAATTGGCTATTGTCTGTATCGCCACCGCCCGTTCCCCCATCGCTGGGGGCAGCTACTTTCCCAACCCTTCAACATTGACCCCCTGCGAGAGTTGCACCATCGCATCCATCATACGACCTGCAACACTACCCACACCAAACTTGCTATCTGCGGTAGTCTTATCGTAGATAGCCGTTGGCAACCCATTTTCGACACTTTGCACATCATCAGTGACAATCACAATTTTATGATTTTGACCTGCCAATCCAGTGCGCTGCGTGTTGGTATTAATCTCAGTATAAGTACCTGGGGTGCGGACTTTTCCAATGCTCATCACATTATCCTTCTAAGTTAAGTTGTTGATATCACTGGCTATCGCTTGATAGCCGTGTGCTTCATCCAAGATATAATCTATCGCCACCACATCTAGCCACGGCTCATCTGTTTCATCTGCCGCGCTCGATGTCGTTGCCGTCACAATCCAGTCATACGCTAGGACGCTGACAGTTTGGTTTTGGGTGCGAGTATTAAATAGGGTAGTGATTGACCCACCTTCTAGCGGTTCAATTGGTAGCCCCAGTCGACTACGCTCTAACGCTTGCTCTACATCGCTAATAAGCTGATAACTACCCACAGATAGCATTTTGCCAGTTTTATCAAATGCCCCTTGCCGCGCCGTCTCCTCCACCCGTTGTGAGCTTGCACCCACAAGCACAGTAAATACATACTCACGAGCCTTGCGGCGGTTGGTGATTTTGACTGGCGGTTTGGCTTGCTTGAATGTCACCCAGATAGCAGGGAACTGACTGACGACTTGGGCAAACTCATCAGGATTTTGCATATCAAAGTCGCCACCATAGGATTTAATCTGACGCACGTTATGACCGTGTACGTCATAATAAGCCTTAATCGTGTCTTTGATACCTTGCTCAATCGCTGTGAGAATAGGCGTAGCCATTACCAACCTCCTGAGAGGCGTTTAGAAAACGTCTGGGGGACGTTTTTAGCCTCGCAAGAGCCAAGCTGCGCTTGGCTGACCAAATACAAACTAATCACCAACCACTACCTCCGAATACCGTATTGCGACCACTGGTCATCTGTGCCAAGTTAGTCGCTGCTACAGCATTGGTTGCAGTGGTGCTTGCCCCAATACCGATTTTGCCATCATTGACCTGTTTTAGGTTGCCAACCGCCAGTTGATAGCGTTTTTCGTCACGCTCACTGACACGACTCGCCCCTAGCACCACATGATAGCGAGCGATGTCGCACGCCATCATCTGCACAAAAGGTGATTGCAAAACCGTGGGTACGCTCATTTGCTTAGCAAGATACGCATCTACTTCCGCATTGGCACTGTCAATTGCTGCTTGCAGTTTGATTTCATTGATTTGTCCCGTGTAGGGTGGTTCGTTGTCCGTGATTTCGGTCAAGTCTTGCACCCCAAAACGGGTAATCATGGCAGCGATGCTGGCGTAGGTAGTGGTCATGGGCTACTCGTTACGCTGTGCCTGTTGATTTATAAGCCAACTGCCAGAATGAGTAGCCAGCACCATAGCGCGCTTCGACACCGAATTTATAGACGCCACGGCTAAACACATCTGGGCTATTGATATCGGTTTGTTGCACAAACGTGAGTTTTTTACGCTCTTGGATAATCAGTGGCTTGACTGGCATATGCTGGTCAAGTAAGTACCAAGCGTTGTCATCATCAAGGTCATCTAGTACCACCAATTCAGCAGTATCTTTATAGATATTGTCTTTACCATCTGCCAACTTAGATGATGTTAATAATTTTTTAGCTACACTTTCTAAGGATGGTGGAACAACCAATAAAGTGGGACGTACTTTCAGAGCACGACCATCTTCGTCTTTAAGATTACGCATGGCATTACGAGCTTTACCATAACTGGCTTCAATTGCTTCTTCGCTCGCAACAGATAATTTGGCAGTACCGAGGTTACTGGCTTTGCCTTGTTTGCCATTGACGATGATAGGGTGCTCTGAGCTAAAGAACGGCTTGCCGTCATAGCATAGGTTGGTATCGCCATCATTGAGCAGGGCTGCGACCATCTCATCAGGGAGCTGTGCACCCGACCAAGTGGCTTGTTGTACCATGTTGGAGTATTGCCCAATGTTGTCATCTTCAATATCGTCACGTAGCACTTCGACGGTGGATTCATACGGCTTATTTGGGATTGTATAGCCTTGGGATGATAGTTTATGAACGACTTTATCGCCAATCCACTCACGCATTTTTGGAAATTTACCCAGCCATGCATAAGTGTTTTGGGCAGAGCCAGATGATACCTTCATCGCCAGTTTTTGCCATTGGGTTTCGGTTTCTTTGAATGCCGTGTTAAAGGTCATGTTCAAACCAGCGGCAATGGCTTGTAGATTTTCACGAGTTAGTTGCATAAATTTATTCTCTTAGATTATGTCAATATTTACGAATTAAGCCATCACACCCGTCGGGGTACCCATCACTTCTACCCAAACGTGTGTGCCACCATCCAGCCCCATCATCGTACCTGCGATGAGTTTACCTTGCGTGGCTTTACCCACTGTACCATCGCCTGTGATAGCCACAGGCTTACCGATATCTGCTTGAGTCAGCGGAGTAGCGGCATCATTGGCGAGCATAAAGTGACGGTTACGCGTCACCGCGATATAAGCCGCACCGTCTGCGCCTTGCGTGTTGTCAACATCATGCTCAGCACGACCAAAAAACAGTTTGGCAGTCGCATCATGGGCAGGCACAGCAAAGCCTTTTGAGTTGGTGGCGACCATTTGGCTTTCAGTGATAGCGACAGCAGCACCCACCAACATGGGGATGCGAATACCGTCACGGTAAGGGGTCTGTTTCATGATTTTTCCTTAAAAAGTTATGAGAGGGGATGACGGTTTACGCCATTGAACTTGCTAGGTCTTTGGCATCAACACCCAATTGTGCCGCTACCAGTTTGACATCAGCAGTCAAGGCAACCGTTGTGGGGGCAGTTGAGACTGGTTTACCTGCGGTTTGGCTTTGGGTCAGTGCAGCGATTTTTGGTTGGCGGCTCAAATAGTCTTTAAAACCTTGTAGGTCTTTTTGGGCATACAGCATTGCCCACGACTGTTGAGCAGGGAGTAATTGACCATTAGATAACGCTTCAGCCACTAGCTCTTCGGCAGGGTCTTTTTGATTACCTTGCAATTCTGCGATTTTTTCATTGAGAGCGCTGACGACTTCAATGGGTACATACTTGGCTGGGTCAGGCTCTTTTTGTTCCAACGTAGCAGGGATAGGCTCACCCACTTTGGCAATTTCAGCTGATAGACTTGCCAATAGTTTGCCGTCATCAAGCATCAAGCCTTTTGCTGTTGCTTTGCTTTTGATGTCTGCAAAGTTTTGATTGAGCGCGGCAATAGCTTGCTCTTCGGTTGTGGTCTCAGCCAAGCCAAGACTGGCTAAAATTAAAGCTAACAATGGATTCATGCTGTTTTCCTGTTGTTGAGGTTTGGTTTGTGGAATGGTGATAGCTGCGGTCAGGAGTGCAGGCTTTAATTCATCAAGGATAGATAATGCAGGGTCATTGGTAATCGCCACACTATGTAGTCCTAGCACTACGCCAGCTTTGTTGTACAAAACCACAGGCGACTTAAAGCGGTATTCGCCATTGTCGATGTAGTCTTTGGCTTTAGCAGTGAACTCATAGTTATTGCTACACAAGCCCACACCATCGACATACAAAAAACTGCCAGCCTTTAGCCAACCTGCCGCAGGTGCAGGCTGACCATTTTCTTTTGACAAGATAGTTTGGTGTTCATAATCAATCACCAAATCTTTGGCAGATTGATTAAGCGATGCCGCCAATGCCATGCCATTATCTTTCTTCATAATCCAAGCAGGCGCGTCAAATGGTCTACCGTCTTTGGCTTTGATCGCATCACCTTCAGGGAAAATCAAAAAATGATTGGCTGGTACACCTGTTTGGCTTAGAGAAAGGGATAAGGCGGATAGTTTCATAATTAATTAGTCACTTATTTAAGTTTAGGGTCATTTAGATGGATTGATGGACTACATAACTACCTCCCACACCTTTCTTATCAAGAACCACAAGATTTGGCTTGCGCTTAGTGTTATCACATGAAGTAGGGTATATCTTGGCAAGAAACCAACTGAGAAATTAGGTGGCAAGTTTCCGAGTTTTAAAAAGTATTCGATAAAATCCGATGAATGGTTATTGCATTATATATTCATGTATATATAATTATATTCATGTATATAAACACTACCAACGAGGCACTTATGTGTGAATGTGACCTAATTAACTATCACGATAACCAATCAAAGTCATTAATACAGGCAGATACAATGAAGCCAAGATTTTTACAAGGCACTGGGCGCCCACGTGCTATGATTAACCCACCAAGCCAACCAATGACAGGAGGTAAGTATGCCGATAACCGAGGCGCAACATCGTGCGACAGGCAACTATCGCAAGAAGACAATAAAAAAGGAGGTGGTGATTAACCCAGATACCCACCCAAAGGAAGCAGACTTCGTCGAAAACAAAAAATTCGATGGGTCGTTTAATGCACTTATGATAAAATTAATCGGTCAGCATATCGACCAATTAGACAATGACAACTCACCCAAAAAATAACTAAAAATCGATTTCGCTTTATAACGCCTTTACAGGCGTTTTTTTATGTCTATAGTACAAAGACATAACCGCGCTATTAAAATAAAATCTAACGTCTGCCTAACGGGGTTTAAATGGATATTTGATAGCGTTAGCCAAAGCTACCTGCCAAATAACCATTGACCACCTCACGCACTACCAAAAATCCGTCATAGCTGATATCACCATTTTTATCTATTGGGATAAAAGGACGCGCAGGGATATTCCCCCACGGTATGGGGGATTTAGCAGTATGCCCATATTGACCCATCTTAGCCCCAAATTGATGGGTTGGGGCATACACAAGGTTTGTTCCTATGGTTGCAGTATCATTGGTATGAGTGGCTTTGATACTGCGTTTGAGTTCGCCAGTATCTTGTAATATCGCACCTGCACCGCCACGACGTCTAGCAATGGTTAAAGGCGATAACCCAGCCCACGCAGGACGCCCACCAAAGTGAAAGCTCATCATGGTTTCAGATAGTAGCGCACGGCTAATG